TTGTGTCCAATGTAGAAAACATTAGAAATGTCTGCGGAACTGCTTAAAACAACGTTTAATTGAGCAGGCGCTCCGATTTGCTCCATCATGGTCGCTTCGATCACGCCTGCCTTGAGAATAGGTCGCAAGAATTGCTCACTCTTATCAAACAGATACAGCATCTTAACGTCCTTTCTTGCATGCCCGCATTGCTAAGACCGCATCGCTAGGGGTCACTGTAATGCTCTCTCCTGACTTAAAGGTAAACACTTCAAAATCGCTTAAGATGTTGAGGTGATCTAAAATATCTTCATTCAAGCCGCGCTTTATTGTTGGGGACATGCCCCAAGTTAGCGTAATAACATCGCCGGCAGCATAAGTACCATCCAAAACAATATTTTTTCCTGTTGTTGTGTTTGTGACCTTGATTTGATTTGTGCCCGTTCCTACGGTCAACGTCATCGATGCCGGGGTAGTGTCAAGAGTAAAACCTGAAGGAACGGGAGAAAATGCGACGTCCTCTTCAGCTGTGTACCGATAAGGATCAGAGCAGTACAGCACAAAAGATCCCTGACCTTCCAGCTGATCGCGTGGCGGATCGGAGGCTTCGACTAGGCGTCCGAATCGGTGATAGTCTTCATCACCGAATTTGAACAGCACATCTTCATCGCTTGATAGCAGATCATGAAGCTGTTGCATGCGCTCCAAAAAAGTCTTTGAGTCAGGAGCCTTCATGATGTAGTAAACGGTGATTCGCCTAGAACCTAAGCGAGAATCTAAAACATAAGATCCGTCACGCCCCGGTATGTCAGCAACGGATACGAACCGATTCAGGAGGCCGCGCCCGGACACATTGATCGTGGTATAGCCATCGATTGCTTGATCAATAAGCACACCGTTAAACGTTAGTGAGCAATAAGCCATGGTTCAGCCTCCTAGCTTTTTTGATATGCAAATTTGAGCGCAACTTCTTGGTCCTGACATTGAGTAATATCGCTAATAAAGGCACGCCACTCGTGGCCACCCATTTTGAGAATTAAACTGAGAGGCTGTCTTCCAGCTCCAGCTACGCCGGCGCTTGCAAGCTCACCAGCATAGATGCTCCCGTTTGCAGAAGTCACTGCATTGAAAGCGACATCCGATTCAAACGAGCGAGTAGCGACTTCGCCGAGCTTGTCCATCGCTTTTGTCACAGGCTTTACGTTGTCTGTGATGCCTTTTGCAAGTCCTTGATCGATCATGTCGCCGGCCCAAATGAAGAGCTTAGACGGTGAACCGAACCCAAAGAAACTTTTAATACCGCCCCAGATATCGCTAAGCCATCCCGTTATCTTGTTCCACAACCAAGTTGCAGCGTTTTTTATGCCGTTCCAAAGACCGGTGACAATGCTCCCGCCGACTTCGACAATTTTCCACATTAGATTTCCGAAGGCAGAAACTATTCCCGCAATGATTTCAGGGATCGCTTTAACGATGCCAGCAATGATGGCAGGCAAGTTTTTCACGAGAGAAACAAGAAGTTCAACACCCGTGCTGACAATAAGCGGAATATTGTTGACTAAGGTTTCAACAATTCCTCCGATGATTTCAGGGATCGCCTTAACGATATTCAAAATAATCGTCGGAAGGTTTGTGATGAGCGATGTCAACAGTTTAACGCCGGCTTGAATTAACTGAGGAATCCCGTTCAAAACCGCTTTAACAACTCCGTCTATGATTTTCGGGATAGCTGCAACAATTGAGTTGATAATTATAGGCAAATCTTCGACCAGTGCCGTTAGCAGCTGAACGCCTGCATCGATGATTTGCGGGATTGATTCAATGATCGCGTTGACTATGCCTGTGATAATCTCCGGGATTCTTTCAATCAGCACCGGAAGCGCATCAATAATCCCTTGTCCTAATCCCGTCATAAGCTGAAGCGCCGCATCGATAAGAGCAGGGATATTTTCCAGCAGTGTCGCCACAATGGTCATGATTGCGGCAACGGCCTGTGGAATTAGTGTCGGTAATGCCTCAGCTAGCCCGGTCGCTAAATTCATAATGGCGTCCAGTCCAGCCTGCATAAGCTGCGGGCCGGATGTTGCTAAAATCGTCACAAAGGCAGGAACAATCTGTGACACGATATTCGTCAGCATCGGAAACAAGTTGCTTTGGATAAAAGTAACGAGCGACGAAGTAAGTCCGGTTAACGCGCTTTGAATGTCGCCGCCTATCGCTATTTCGCCAATCAGGTTTTTGAACGCGGCTTTTATTGCGCCAAACGAACCCGTAAGCGTTGATTCAGCTTCGAGAGCCGTCGTTCCCGTGATCCCGATTTCTTCTTGAATAACGTGAATTGCTTCGTAAACGTCCGCAAGATTATCGATGTTGTATTTGACTCCCGTTAGTTTTTGAGCATCGGCGAGAAGTCTTTCCATCTCGGTTTTCGTCCCGCCGTACCCTAGCTTCAGGTTGTCTAACATCGTGTAGTTCTGTTTCGCAAAGCCCTGATAAGCGTTCTGAATGTCTCGCATGGCCGTACCCATCTTGTTGGCGTTGTCTGACATGTCCACCATCGCCATGTGGGCTTTTTCTGCAGCCTTCTCAGTGTCTCCCCCCATCGACTGCAACAGAGACGCAGAGAACGATGTCACATTCTCCATATACTCATTAGCTGAGACACCTGCGGTTTTGTACGCATCTTTCGCATAGTTCTTAACGACCTCGGCACTCTCTTTGAAGAGTGTTTCCACGCCTCCTATAGATTGCTCAAGCGCTCCGCCTTCAGAAAGAGCCGAAGATATTACTTTGCCTATTCCGGCAGCGATTACCACGCCTTTTATCGTGGAAACTAAGCTGTTTCCGGTTCTTTCTCCGGCTTGTTTGCCGGCAGAGTCCGCTTCAGGGTTTAAGACTTTTGAAACACTTCCGGCTATACCTTTTGCCGAGGGCACAATTTGCACATAAGCTTTACCTAAATCAGTCGCCATGTTTAGCCCTCCTTAATGATTTGTTCCAACATTTTTTTACGAGCGTCTTCAAAGTCTTTCCCGGACGCGTAAGTCCGAATTTGACTTTCTTTAGCGAAGAAACTGTCCATGATTGGTTTAGGGCGATTGCGCCCTTTTTGAGCGTCTTTTGTTTTCGACCAGATGAGCCAGTTAAGCCGATCAATAATTGCGATCATCAACATCGAATTTGACGTGATAATCGTGTTGCTGTGTTTCATCCTCACACGGGAATCCTCGCGCAATCCCGCCGCAAGCGTTGCGACAAGTGGCAGAGGGAGCGCTCGATAATCAAACACGCCGTAAGTCTCTGCCATGTCGCAAATAAATTCGTCTTCATCGTCACGAAGAATCCGTGCGAGGACTATGAGTTTTTTACTTTTTGCTGAGAGTTGAAAATTTCGATAATTTCATCTTTGACCCGTTGAATCGGAACAGTTCCATCTTCATCGCGACAATAATCCATCAATTTTTCCTTCTGTTCTTTGCCGAACAAAAGTCTAACGAGCTTAGGCAACAAAAGCGGTTTTTCTTCAATTTCCGCGATTACCTCAAATAGTTCATAGTTGTTCAGCGCCGCTTCTGTTATTTCGTAATTAAACCCAGTAGATGTAACTCCTTTGATAAACATGAGTCACCCCCGTTAAGCTCCAGCGTAAATCGGCACGCTGATCGGCGTAGACGGGAAATCATAATCACCAAAGTCTGCAATAACGATCGTTGCGTCTCCTTCCGTCGGACTAGAGATCGCCAAGCTATAATCCTTGCCAGATCCAACCAAAGCGCCTTTCGTAGCGCCTGTTAGCGTGATATGAGTTGCTTGCAGTCCGGTGATTTCCTTACTAAACGTCAGCTTGATATATGCCGTGTCAGCGGATCCGCTAGCACCGCCGATTTGCTCGCCAACGAATGTCACGAAATTGGGATTGGCTTCGATGATGTATTCACGATGTGTGTCACCGTTCCAAAGTGCATACGGCATCGCTTGAACGGTCGTCTCATAGCCGATCGTATCAGCATCCGCATATGCAATTTCGCCAACCTCGGTCACTTGACCGTTAGGAATTACAATCCGCTTGATGGCGTTTTGAAGTAGCATATCGACGACAAGAACATGTGGAGGAAGCGTTTTATTGTTGGCTCTGATCGTGATCCCGGTCGCAAGGGTGCCGGAAACATTTTCGCTGCCGTAAACTTCCTTCAAAACATCAACGTTTAGCGCCTCAATGAGCGTATAGGAAAAAGTGTCTGGCTTCTCGGTCTGCATTGTCATGACGGTGTCGCCACCCCATGCTTTTACCGTTTCAGTTGATGGAGAGTTTTCGTTTTTAACTCCGTCCTCCGAAACATATCCTAAGTTTTTATAATAAGTTGAAGACAAGGCTGTCATTGCATCCGCCGGTACTACAGTTCCGGCAGGCGCAGAGTAGATGGCGCCTCCAACCTTGGGTTTGCCATATGAAACATTTTCAGTATTTGCCATGTTTGGCCTCCTTTTTAATAGTGTGAAATGTCGTAGACCGCCTGATAACGGTACTGTTTTGTTGTCGTGTCCGTGAAGTTGTAGTCGCTATTGAGCTGAACCTTGCTGATCTCGTTCAGTTCGACCAAGCTCTCAACCGCCGACTTTAGCGACTCATTGAGCGTGGCCGCTTGGTACAGGCTTTCGGCATAGGACTGGAAAACAAACGTAGAAGCAGGTAGGCGGTTAGGCTTTGAGCTTCCGGTTTTCTCGAACAACACATAACGCATCGGTTTATCTTCGGGCGCTTCCATGTAGACCGGCTCCGTAAGCTTCGCGTTCAGAAAGTTCAGAATTGTTTCTTCAATCATCCTCGCACCGCCTTGAGAATCGTGTTCTCCTTCAAGTTCTTTCGCTTTGCTTCAAACGAATCTGCCCAGACCATGGCATTTGCCCGGTTCGTTCCAACCATTACGTCTTGATCAAATCCGTCGCCGCATCGGTTCCGGATCCCTGTCGCTTTTTCGTTTAACAATGATTGCATCTCATCTGACCGGAGAAGCTCTCGGACACCGGAGCGGTTAAGCTCAAACTTGAATTTACTCATACCGCTCCACCATCACTTTCTTGTTCCAGTCCAACGGGATCAGGTCATCGATGCCTTGTGTCGGAATTCCGAAAACGCGCCAGCGTTCGCCGAAAAACCGGACTTCTTGGTTTTCCCAGACATTTGAATCGCCTTTTGGAATGGCCAGCGTGTAAACAGCCTTCCTGCCGGTAAGGCTCAACTGATTGACCACGTCGTCTGACAGTGTCGGAGAAACGAGAACGTTATTTACCGGGATTTCAACATCTTCATAGATGGGAGCGCCGAAAGGATCCTTACTGACTTCCTTTTTGTTAATCAGGGTGACAGTGATTCCTTTAAGCATCTTCCAGTCCTCCGTAATCCGTCCCGTAAGGTTCGATAACGCCGAATTTCTGTCGCCTTAGTCCAAGCCGGGCAAGTTCACTTTTTTTGATAAACAACCCGCCGCCCGGAACCAAGAACGTGCCGGACGTACTGTAACCTAGCGCAGCCTGTGAGGTCTGAATCATCGGTTCTTGGTCAGTTGAGGTCATTAGCGTTCTGGCAACCACATCAACGGTGACAGACTTCACGACGCTCGCATAAGACGGGCTGCCGGCAATCATTTCATCTAAGTCTTTTCCAACTTTTTTTGCTTCGACCCGCAAAGAATCGGAGACAATAGGCAGCAGGGCTGTCGCCCTGCTGATTTCCTCCGGAGTCAAAGTCCGCCAAAGCGAGATCACGTCATCAATCGTTGCAAAGTTCGCCATTTCATCACCTCAATCAAAAAGGGCCATCAGTGACGACCCTTTACAGCTATTCATTCCTCATGTCACCGATTACGTTGACTTCTTATACACCGCAACAGTTGTTGCCGTTGTCGGGAAGTTAAAGCCGCCTATATTGGCAATTGACAAACTGACATTGCCCTGAGTTGTGACGGACTCAAGTGCCAATTCATAATTCTTGCCGGATCCGGTCAACGCGCCAGCTACTGCTGCGCCTGCGCCGTTGCCCGTTCCATCGGCCAGCGTGATGTCTGATCTCTTCAAGCCAACAACGTTATCGCTAAGCGTGATGGTGATCTTGGTTGAGGTAGTAGATCCGCTTGTGCCGTCTGCAGTGGCAGAGCTGATGGTAATGTCAGTAGGTGTCACGATCCTTGCAAAGTCCTCCGGAATCATGATGCCCCATCCAAGATAGGCTTCAGCTCTAACATAAATTTGGTTATAGGCTTTTAGGTCGTAACCCGTTCCGTCCGGATCGCCGTACTCGATGATGTCGAGCGGAATCTCTTTCGCATATCCCCACTTAAAGGAGTTCGCGAAGTCACCTAGGATTGCTTGGTCTTTGCTTGTTGCGTTGTAAATGGTGTTATTTACGTCAACAGCCAACCCGTTAATTTGCCCGGGATCGGAGCCCCATGCAATTTCCGGATATTGTCTCACGCCGTTGACTTTTAGATCGGCAAGCGCGCTTGCCATGGTGTGACCCATAGCAAGACCGGAAACTTCTCCGCCCGCCTCTCTAATGAGCTTGACCGCTGACACAATGCCCTGTTCAGGGTCGGTTGCGCT